GGAAAGCCGAGCGGTAGTGCTCGGTCTCCGTGGCCAGCATGTAGCGGGCGAAGCCCTGCCCGTTGAAATCACCGGACTGGGTCCGGACCAGCTTCTCCACCCGTTCGGCGGCGGCGGTGCGCTGCTCAGCGGTCAGGTGGTAGCTGTTCTCGCGCTTGTCGACGAACCGACGGGCGGCATCGCGGACGGCCTGCGCCGGGGCGCGCCGGAGATCGATGTCGTCGTCGACAGTCGGCGCGACGTACGGGGCGCCGAACTTCTTCCGGGACTCGCGGATACGCTCGCTGCGCTCCTCAGTCTCGATGCTGGCGCCGACGGTCGCGTGCTCCGCCTCGAGGGCGACCCAGCGGGCCTGCGCCTCCGGGGAGAGGTCGGCGTCGCCGCCGTCGTTGTTGATCTGACGCAGATCGGCCTTGATGGCCTCGAGCCGCGCACGCAGTTCAGCGAGGGTCACTGCTTACTCCCATGTCGATGAGTGCCAGGCGGCGACGACGGGTCGCCGCGGAGAGTCCGTCGACATGGCGAGCGGGCGCAGTGCCCGGGGCCGGGGTCTTGGACGCCAGTCCACGCAGGGACCGGAACGCCGTGAACGATCTTACAGCCTCAGCGTGGCGGTCCGGATCCACCTTCTCGACCTGCTCGAGATACCACCCGGTGCCGGACTGCATGCGGACGCCGGCCGTCGACTCCGGATTCGCCGGCCAGGTGACCGGGCCAGCCTCGAGCAGGCGGACCTCACGGATGGTGCGTTCGGGAAGCGCGTTCGGATTGTGCTCGCTGCGGCCGGGGTTGTCGTCCCAGGATTCGTCGAGCACCTCGAACATGAACGAGGACCCGTAGGCGCCGGCCGCGAGGCCGGGGAGCAGGTCACGGTTGTAGGACGTGTCCCATAGCGGGCCCTCGAGATACGGGGACGTCTCCCGCTCCTCAAGGATCTCCGGCACGGTGAGCGGGCGGTCGCCTGTGAGCATGTCGAACCCATGGTTGAACAGGACCTTGATGCTCCCACCGGAGCGCTCGATGGTGCGCTTGAACGATCCCGGCACGGTGCGCTCGAGAAAGCGACCTTCCCAAAAGTCATCGATCTCGTACCAGGAGTCGAACCGAGAGAACTCCACCTGCAGGGTGGCAAGCCGGCCATCATCAGTCGGGGCCGGGGCGTCGTCCTCCGGCTTGGCTTTCGCGTTGAACTGGACCGCGGGGCGAGCGCCGCCGCCGCGGGTGACGTAGAGACCGCGCAGACGGGTGCTCACGGGGCGGGTACCTCCGGCTCTGGTTCGGGCTGATTCGGATCGGGTTCGGTGGGCGGCGCCGGCGGCGCCAGGGCCGGCTCCGGCTCTTCGATTTCGGGGAGGTCCTCGAGCTCGCGAACCTCGTTCAGTTCCATCCACGGCTTACCGAGTGCGATCTGGTGCGCCTGGTACCGCTGCAGGGTGTTCGTCTGCAGGAGAGCATCACGATTGATGATCACGTACTGGGGCCGCGGGAGGAACAGGGAGAGGACACGTTCCAGCTCGCGCAGCCACGGGTTGATCCCGTACTTCAATAACTGAATGTCGCGGTCCTGCAGGTTCGCGTAGGTCTGCGGAGTGCCTGTCGGATAGCCGAGAATCTCAGCGAAGCCCGGACCGTAGATCCGGGCGCACTCCGCGCCGGTCGCGCCGAGGGTCTGCAGAAACTGCGCCTCCTCCGGCTTGACTTGGATCCCCTGCCATTCCCAGGACTGCCCCAGGACAATCGGTTCACCTGATTCGCTGGCGCGCTTCAGTCCGAAAGAGAATCGCCGGCGAACGCTCTCGGCCTGATCGGCCTTGAGGTCGGTGCGCGTGTTCTTCAGGATGCCGGTGGGATGCGCATCCTTGTCAAACCACGTCTTGCCATAGCGGCTGGCGGCGACGTTCGTCGCGATGGCCGTCGCACCGGCCCGGATCGGAGACTGTCCGAGCAGTTGGCCCGGCACCGGATTCATCCGCCAGTGCTGCATCTGCGATTCGGTGATCTCCGTGCCACGGAATGACCAGTTGACTCCGCCACGGCCGTCGTCCTGCGCGTGCACCAGGTCCGGGTGCCACAGTTCGATCTGCTGCGGAATGTTGGTCGGACTGCGGTGCAGGACGTTGCCGTAGACATTCCCGCGGTACGCCGCGGAATAGACCCACTGCTTAATCCAGTCCGGCGTCCCATATCCGTCACCGGCGAGGTCGTCCATGTACGACGGCCGGACGATCTCACGCTTTTTCTGACCCCTGCCCGTGAACACGTCGAATGGCAGCTCGGAGCAGATGTCGGCGATCAGCTTCACGGTGGACCTGATGGCGATCGCCTGCTCGGCAATCGGGATCGAGCCGCCGTCGAGGTGCGCGTACCCGGTGCTCGCCATGAACGGGAGTACGGGCACGGTGCTGGCCGCGCGCTGCTCCGCGACCGGCTTGCGGCTGCGTGGCCACAGTCTCACCCTGATACCCGCCCTCACCCGATGTCTTGTACGGGATCGTAGTCGTCATTCAACGCGAGATCTATCCGCGCGTAGTAGGCATATCGCGCGGTCGTCATTCCCGTAAGTGCCAGGATAGAGGACGCGTTGTCCCGTGGCGCCCACGCTACCGTGTCGCCCACCTTCCGTGTCTTGGCAGCGAGCACTGCGGCCTCACTCGGTGCTGCCGGGACGTGCCGCACGGCATCCTGACGCACCGCGTCGATGATCTGCCCGCAGGCCGCCGCGTTCTCTGCCGGCTTCAGGACGATCACGTCCCCGCGCTGCATCAGGTCCGCATCATGGGCGCCCTCGGCCTTGCGCTGCTGCGCCGTGAGGTACCCGCCTTCGGTGAGCTCGCGCTGCAGGCTGGCGTGGGTTCCCGGCAGCATGCCGACGGCCACCAGGTCCGGCCCCAGTTCGCGGCGCCAGGTGTCGAGGCGATCCATCACCCGGGCGGTGCCCTCGAGGTAGTCGAGCACCTGCAGGTGACCGAGTCCGTCGGACCGGATCCCGTAGAGGCAGATCGCGGACCACTCCCGATCCGCGGAGATGTCCACGGAGAGCGCCACCGGCCCCGCCCGCCGGCTCGCCGCATCGCCGCGGGCACGCCACACCCCCGGGTCGATGCTCTTGCCGGAGAGGTCTGCGACCCGAACGCACAGGTGCTCGGTGAGGTAGATCTCGTCACGGTCGCCCTGCGCATACGTCCGGAGGACGTCCCACGGGATCCCGTACGGGTGGCCGGCGCTCGGGTTTGCCATCGCCTGCACCTCGCGGGAGAGCAGGAGGCAGTGATCATAGTGCGGCGTGCCGGCCGTCCGTCCGCAGGTGCACCGCGTCTCATCTGGCGCCGACCACTCAAAGTGGCCGATGGCAGGGTCCGCCCGGTCCGGGTGCTCCGCCGCGGCACGGCCCTTCGCCTGCTGGTCGTTCAGTACGATCGAGGAGTCGTCGCCAGCGTTGCTGAAACTCCAGATCTGCGCATCCTCGCGGGCGGTGGTGGTCTTGGTGACCGCCCCCCACGCATCCCACTTCTGGTGCTCGCGCAGCTCATCGAGGTTGACGTCCTCCGCGGACAGGCCACGGCCACCGCGGCGGTTGGCGGCCTGCACTTTCCACCGCTGACCGTCGCGCAGCTTGAACGACTTCTTGCCGTTCACCTTGACGACGGCCTCGAGCTCGGCGGCGAGTTCCGGCGTGCCTTCGATGATCTCGACAGCCTTGTCCCAGGACTCCTCCGCCACGTCGAGGTTCTGCGCGGTGGCGATCACCAACGGCACCTGCAGCACAAAGAGCTTCCACAGGTTTTTGATCTCGACGATCGAGGTCTTTCCGTTCTGGCGGGCGATCAGCACCAGGACGAACCGGTAGCGGAGCATGGCGGACCGCGGGCGGCACTCGAGCGCGTGGATGTTGAGCCATCGCTGCCACGGGTGCAGCTTCATCCCGATGACCTGCTCGGCGAATTCGATCGCCGAGAATCCCCAGGACGTGCCGCGGACCCACGCCCCCCGCGGCGTGCCGTCGCCGGTCTCCACCGGGGACAGGCCGCAGCCGCACGGGCAGCCGGCCGGCGGGCCTACAGCCAGCGGTGGCGTGAAGATACGCGGGACGGTGTTGCCGTAGGGAATGAGCATCAGGATGCCTCGATCGTCGCGGCCGCGCCCTCGGCGGTCACGACGCGCCGCCAGACTGCCGCAGCCGAGCGAGTCGGCCCGCGGTGCGCTCCTGCACCTTGATGTCCTTCCGGCCGGCCACCGTAGATCCCAGGTCCCGCAGAATGGCGTGCAGCTTCGGCCCCAGTTTGTCGAGGGTCGCCGCCACCTCGCACCATGCGGCGAGCCGCTCATCGACGTCCGCGGCCCGGGCCAGCTCGGCGCGCTTCTCCGCGTCGTCGATCTGCTGCGCCATGCGGATCGCGAGCTGCTCGGCGGCGACGTCGGCCGGCGAGCGCCACTGCGTCATCCCGGCGAAGGCGTCACGCACCGCATCGGCGAGCGTGGCCGGAGGATCCGTCGGTGGCGGCGTCACGCTCCGTAGGTTTGTTACGTTCCGTGATTTTGTCACTCTGAGTCACCATCACCCTGTGTAATGATCATGGGAAAAACGGACATAAAGGGGGGAGAAAAAAAGGTCGTG